CGAATTGATGCTGGAACCTCTATATCTGTTATGTTCAATGTACAATACCCTATTCTTATTTGACCATATGATGCCCCTCATACCTTTGGATTTGACGCTGATTGGATTCGACGGTTGGTCGCCTTAGATGAATTTAATTCATAAAGACCCGGTGATGGTTCAACTAGTTAATATGAGCCCGTTAGTGGTGAGTGAACGTTATCGCTTACCCAAAAACCCAATCCGTTTTTCCCATTTCCAACCATGGCCACAACTTCAAAGATAACCCAATTTTCTTTTGATAGAAGTGCTCGCTCTGTTGCTCAATTTACAATTTCCCAATTTAAAAATGATGAATTGCGATCTGCCCGAAATGTGTTTGAATATTTTGGATTTCTTAGATTTGTTAGAACTTCAGGTTCTCCTACTCTGGAGAATTTGACTGACGTTTACGAAGCTTCCCTAGCTTCATATGATAAATACCCTACGAACCATCGTTGTTTAGGATGCTCCGCTTTCGTCGGATCATTCAGAGATTCAAGAGAACATGCCCTTTACCATACATTGTTGACTAAACACGTAGCGCGAGAAGCTTATGGTTTCTTGCCTCCTACGTATGATTATCGATTTTCTTCTGAAACCCAACAGTATTTTACTGTGAGAGACCGAGAGATTAATTATTCTCTTCATCGACGTGATGAATATTGCCCTCATTGCTTTGTGAAGAATTCACATTTTACTGTGGATCAACATCGTTTAATTCACATGCGGATTAATGACCCTGCTAGGAATAACAAATGTTACCGATGTGGTATACATTTGCGAACTGATTTGGATGCATTGACGCATTTTTGGAATCACAAGGAAGCTGCTGGATTTCGCTCTTTTTATAGAGTACCTCTAGCACAATCTGAGTGTGATATTAATGCTGCTAATAATATCCAAATGGATGGACGAACTGTTTTGGAAACTGTCTCACATGGACCTGATTCAACTGCTTTTTCGAAACACGTTGGCTTACGAGCTAAAGTGTGGAGAGAATATAAGAAGCAATGTGAAGCAATTCATATGAGAAAGTCGGATTCCGCGATGCTGCTTGACACTGTAAAGTGTAATGTTTTGCTTAAAGAAGCCCGTGCGACTCTGGATGGACTCAAGGGAGAACTCAATGATGGAATATTTTCCATGATTAAAGAACTCTCAAGAATAACCTCCAAAGCGATCAAACCCCCTATTATGACTAATACAGGAGAATGGGTGGATGGGAAAGGAAATTTAATTTCCGATCTCTCCGCTTACCTCCATGGAACTGATGATGATTCTGCTAATGTTGAGGCTCAGGCCTTATTTGAGCTCAACATGTTTAGATTTACTTACGACCTAATTCCCCCTGTTTTGGCAGATTCGTTTGCCAAAGTGGTTGATGCTATATTGGCTGATACTCGGAACTGGATGAAAACAATCCTTGCTTTTGTGAAAAAGTATTGGAAAGTTTTTGGACTATTAGCTGTGTTAATTGGAGTTTTTCTAATTTTTAAACTTGCTGATTTGCCTTTGTTTGGAACCAAGACGAAGATGACTGCACTAGCTGGAGTTGTAATTGTTTTGACAATGACGAAAGATACTAGTATTGACGTTATTGTTGAGAAAGTTAATGATATACTGGATGCCCAATTTGTCGAGGAAGAAGCCTCTCGTGCGCTACAATTAATTAAGCACGATGGTGATAGCCCCGGTGTTGTGGGACAAGCTGGAATAGTGACTGATGCTGAATGTATAGTCAAGTTGTTTGCAACTTGTCTTGGATTCACCCCTTCTGTTGAAGCTGTGAAAACATTTATGTCTTTTTCAAATGTTAGTTTTAGTATAATGAAATGTATGCAATCCTGGACGTACATTTTCGAGTTTTGTCGGAAACATGCTGCTAATATTATTGAATGGTTTGGAGCCAAGGATGCTGAACGCACCCTTTTGAACTTCAAAGGATTTGAGAATGTGACTAAGGAATGGATTGCTGAGATTGCTGCTTTGGATACTATTGAGAAGCGAATTGAGTTGAATTATGACGAGAGCGTCCAGGCTCGTGCTTATAAAGTACGAGATACTGGCATTATGCTCTTATCAGAAGCAACAAAAAGAACTGATCAGGCTATTCGATCTGCTGTAAACGTGATGTTGAAAACAGCTCGAGAGTTAGCCGCTATGGCTGAAAAAGCGAAAGGAAACCATGATATGAGAATTGACCCGTTTTGTATTTCGATATTTGGAAAGCCCAGAATTGGAAAGTCTTCACATTTTAATGTGTTTGCTAATGACATTCTGGAGGAATATGATGCACGCAAGACTAACCGCGTGTTTACGACCCATAGCCATGCAAAACATTTTGATGGCTATTCCCAACAACCGATTTTTGAGATTGATGATTTCAAGGCTATTGGCGGACAATCTTCGTTTGATGCAGTTGAACAGTTTATGCTGGCCAAAAGCTCTGCGATATTTTGCCCACCAATGGCGCATTTGGATGCGAAAGAGATTCATTTCACATCTCCAATAATTGTTATGATCGGAAATGAAGGATGGCCCGAGATATCGCATCAGGCGACAACTCCCCAGGCTTTCTATGAAAGACGTAACAGTCATTGGAATATATTCCTTCGACCTCAATTTGAAGGAATGAGTCTCTTACAGATTGGATATGATATTGTTTCAAAACATGACCATGTCTTTTACCAACGATACGACCCCGTGCGGATTGGTGTGGCTATTGGTGAACCCAAGACCTACTCCCAATTTGTTAAGGAAGTTAAGGATGAGATGAGAAAGTATTTCATTGTTCAGAAGAAATTGTTGATTCAAGCTGGTGTTGAAGTGCCTGTGATTTTGAGGAAACTTATTATTGATGGTGCTAATGATACCCAGACTGACTCAGTGGAGAAGAATGATTTGTTGTCCTCTGTCATAAAGGATGCGATGATTGATTTTGACGCTGATGAGAAAAATCGAACTGGACTTGGATGTTCTTTTGGAGAAAACCCAGATATAGGTTTTATTAACCCTGTGCTGAGTTGGACTCAAGAGGATGTTGATCGTGTTAAACAACAATTGATGACGGATTTAAGAACCCAGAACAAGATGTATAACCCTGCCCGTAGCCAATTACTCCGGGTTTGTGAGATCCTAAAATCCACTGCTAGTAGAGTGAAACGGTTTCTCGATAGATACGAGATTCTGCGGATCTTGACCGCTATGGTCGGCGCGGGAGCCGCCTGGATCAGTATTAAAAGACTGGTCGAATGCTTCTATGGAGAAAAGCCTTCTGAGAACGAAGCCGAAGCTTTCTATGCTTCTGGTGATGCGCGTACGAAGCCTTCATCCCGTGGCAAAGTTGTCGCTAGACAACCACTTCGTGTGGTTAGTGCGGCAGCTCGTGCTGAGGGCTCTGAAGATTCTAACACCCAAGCGATCATTCGTGATCGTTTACCCTGGAATTTATATACTATAAAACATGTCCGAGAGCTTGGTGCAACTACTATGTTTTGCACCGGGATTCGAGGAAGATGTGTTTTATTACCCCGACATTTCTTTACTGGAATTAAGATTAATGACTTGATTGTGTTGAGTGATGGAGAGATAGAGCACGAGGATCGATATGATCCTGCTCGTCTTTTCACGTTTGAGAATGATGATGAGAATGGAAGGGTTTGTGATGTTGCTATTTATGAAATGGGAGCAAGATTTCCAATGCAAAAGCGTTTGGATCATTTGTTTGTATCTGAGCGTCAATTGCACAAGATTTCGAGCTCGACTGGAACTTTAGTTCACACCCTTCCTGGATTTGGAATGAGTACTCGTGGTTTATCTGTTAGCTATGGAAAAATCACTCCTGTTGATGCTGCTGACCCAATAAAGTATAGTTATACTAAGGATGGTGAGGTTATGAGAATGAACTTACGATCTGGATGGAACTATTATGGCGAGACAAGAGCTGGTGACTGTGGAGCTGTGTTGCTTATAAACAACAAGCTTATAGAAGGAAAATTCATTGGAATACACGTGGCTGGTAAGCCAGGTGCAGGCCTTGGATATTCTGAGTTAGTGACTCGAGAAATGTTGAATGCTTTATTGGATGCGACTGAAACAGGCGCAATAAAAGGACCCGATTTTGACAACTCTGGAATCCTTGGGCAAGGATTGGAGATGCGAGTGTCCCCCCAAGGATATTTCACTCCAATTGGTGCTGTTTTACCGCAGTATGCCCCTAGACAACATGAGAAGACTGATATTAGACCGACCCCAATTTTTGACAAAGTCCGACAACATGTGACTGAACCTAGTGTTTTGACGAACCGAGACCCGCGAAATAAGTCTGGTCATTCTCCATTGATGATGGGGATTAATAAGTATGGTCGTAAGACTGTGCCTTTTGATCCTGCCGTTAGGAGATATGCTAAGGCTGAAGTTGGATTGGAAATGACAATGCCTTTCCCACGTGAACGAACGATCGATTTGGATATGAACTATGTTTTACATGGTGATTCAACTGGTGTTAATGCGATGAATCTTTCATCGAGCCCAGGATTTCCCTGGGTTTCAATGCGAAGAGGGACTGGAAAGAGCTGGTTGATTGACAATGACGAGAATGGAGTATACACATTGAAACCGGAGTTGGCTAATGCTGTTTGTGTTGACTTGGATAAGCTGACTGATTGCCAGATACCTAATACTGTCTGGATAGATTGCATGAAGGATGAAAGACGGAAGCTCAGGAAGATTGAGGAGGGAAAGACGCGTTTGTTTACAATTGCGCCTGTCCACTTCACAGTCATCACGAGAATTTTCTTTATTGATTTTATTAATGCTTTCCAGAGGAATAAGTTGAAGAGTTTTTCGGCCATTGGAATTGATTGTGAATCCTTTGACTGGGAGATGTTCTGGCGAAGAATGGAAGAAGTTTCTAATTCTGGATTTGATGGAGATTTTGGTTGTTTCGATGGCACACTTTTTCCCGAGTGCATGGATGATTGTAGTGAGATAATATCTGACTGGTATGATGATAATGTAGACGGGATCAGAGTGACTATTGGAGAACGAGAATATGTATGGACCCAACAACAATGCCGTCTGATAAGGAGGATGATCATTTCAATGATTATCCACACCTGTCAGTTGGTTATGAACACCCTTTATATGACCCATCAGGGTATGCCTTCTGGTTGTGCTCTGACAGTGATAATAAACACCATGGTTAATGCCATGTACTTGAGAATCGCTTTCTATTCGTTGGTAGGGCGACGTGAACCTGGATTGTACAATAAGACCGTGCGAGATGGGATTTATGGTGATGACAACGCTTTGGCTGTAGCTACGGAAATGCAGTCAATGTTCAATTTTGTTTCCGTTTCTAAGTTCTTTCGAGAGCATGGGTTGGAATATACTCCTGCTGAGAAAGACAGTGAAGGCGTTGCAATCAGACCACTTTCTGAGTTGGGTTTTTTGAAACGCAAAACTGCTTGGTTTCAGAACCGCGTGCGAGTGCCGCAGATGGACAAGGATACTATCTATGAGATGTTGAATTGGGTTCGAGCCAAGGATGATGGGGAAGTTGTTCCCCAACTTTACTCGAACATACGTGATGCGTCATGGTTTATGTTTTTCTATGGAATTAAGGCTTATAGGAGCTTTAGATTTGAGTTGAATCAACAACTTGAGAAAGCCGGACTCGATAAA